TATGAAAAAAGTTGTGTACTTTCTGCGCGTTTTATGCTATAATAACCATGTAAGCAATAATATGACCGCCACTGATATAACCACTGCCGTAGCTACTGTAAGTCTTTATCGCAGCCTTGATAATCTTTTTCAGGACGATGCAGATGATCGTCAACGTCACATTACGTTTCGTTGCATAATTGCAGATAACATGCCCGAGTGGCTGTTTGAAGCAACTAATGCTCCAGAAAGTTTTCTCGACGCTGAGCAGATGTGGGTGCGCAAAACCTTCTCTGAAGCGGGACTATACTCACTTTCTCGTGGAGACGTAATTGGTATCAACGGCACATTCTATAAATGCAAGATGGTTGGATGGGAAAAGGTCCCACACTTTAACGACACAATTGAACACTGATGAATATGAAACAAAAAACTTGGGTTTGCGCCGGGCAATGGGGTTGGATTTCAACCGACGAGGTGGAATTTTCTGACATCGAAGAAGGACCATTCGGAGACGTGATGAGTTTTAAATTTTGTGGAGAATCTTTCAAATCTCAGATTGCAGTTGGATCAAAACCAGGAGCATAACATGAATAGACTAGATTCCATACGTGAAGTGCTTGACATCAGATTTGCTGATTTACAACAAGAGATTGACTTTCTCAAAGAAGAAAACTATAGGCTACACAATGGCTTTCAAGGAGCATGCTATGCCTGCGAGCCAGTAGGAGAACTCAATCAAAAGCTCGTTGAAAGAGGACATGCACTCTATCGAGCACTTGCATACTTTACGGATAGTTTCTCTTCCTTTATGGATGAAGACGGCTTTTCACAGGAGAAGAAAGCAGTAGAAGATTGGAAGGAACTCTTTGATAATAATATACCCGAACAGAACTATGAAGATTAGAATTGACAACATTGGCGCACAGCCTCCGACCTATATTGGCAAGTCTCCAGAAGATGTAGACAAAAGACTTGTTATTGTTAAGTATTTTCCTAACCCTAAATATGGTAAATTGCGGGAATATATTGATGATGGTTGGAATGATATCGGAGATCGTGTCATAAAAGATATGTGTAGCATTCACAAGAACTGCTTTGAAGGCAAAGAGAATAATATAGTGATTGCTGATCTTATCTATAGCACTAAAGAAGAAGACACATTCTTAGAGACTGTAGGTGAGCGAGTATTAGATCTATCACTAGAAGATCGTGAAACTTTCTTTGAGGTTTATGCTCTTGCTGCAAAGAAACTAGCTAAACAACATAAAACAGATGAGTGATATGTGGTTAGCAATTATCATCATGGGCTCATTAGCGCTATTTGCTGTGTGCTACATCCTTTATAAGGCTAGCGATGAAGACTTTTGGTATTAAGGAACTCTAATATAATAAACGTATGGGACTTGACATGTATATATTTAAAGTTAAGAAGACTGCTCACTCTATTAAAGAACTGAGCGATCTTGATCGCAATCCGGAACCTGGACAGCTAGAAGTTGCGGAGTTTGAACCATTGCAGCGCCCGTATGAAGATACGTGTCCTGATCATTACACAATCTTCCAAGAGGTCGCATACTGGCGTAAGTTTAACGCACTGCATCAATGGTTCGTTACAACTGTTCAACTAGGTATTGATAAATGCGATCTTTATGAACTAGATAAAGATGTTCTTTTTGAACTGTTAGAGATTCTTGAGGATGTTTACCATCTTAAGAACCCTTCTAAGCTTCCTCCCACGCAAGGATTCTTTTGGGGATCAACTGAAGTAGACGACTACTATTGGGATAAAGTAGAGAGCTGTATTCAAATTATTTCAAAACTCATCGACGACACTGATTGGGATAACGAACGCCTCTTCTATCAATCATCTTGGTAAAATTTATGATAAATAAAGTAGAACTAATTGGGCATTATGGGTGTGATGAAACTATCGCATGTAGTGCATGGACAAGCACATCACGAGAATTAACTGATGAAAAGAAATCGCGCATTCCTGGACTCATCAATATGCTGTGGTCTAATGGTCACGAAACACCGTTTGAAAAAGGCAGCGTGCATTTTCTTGTTGATTGTGACATTGCCTCTCATATTCATCTGCTCAAACATCGTATTGCTAGCATTAATGCTGAATCAGCCCGATATAAAGAACTAAAGGAAGACAAGGCATATATTCCAAATGATTGGAAACAATGCAATGCTAGTGATGGTAGAAATCTATCTTATTTTGGGCAAACATTTGATGTGTGGCATCAGAACTGGACTGAAATTCTTGAAGAATATACACAATTAGGTAATGAACTCTATCACCGCGCAGTTGAAGATCTTAGTGGCACACTTGGTCGTAAACGCGCGAAGGAAAGCGCACGTTTCTTCAAGACATACAACTCTCAAATACAGGCTGATGTTCAATTTAATATGCGCAGCTTTGCAAACTTTTTGAAGCTACGTAACTCTGAGCATGCACAGCTAGAAATTCGTGAGATTGCACAAGAGATGCTCCGACTTGTATCAGAAATTGAAGGAGAGCCATTTAAACACACATTAGCAGCCTGGAATATCTAACATTATGTATACACTAACACTTGAACAACTAACAAAGCTCCTAGAAGAGTATAAAGAACTTAGCGATGCATGTGACGCGGCAAGAGCGGCAGGGTGCCTTGAAATCGAAGGACGACTGCAAAATGCTATTTGGTCCTCAATAGAGAGAGTTATTAGCTTCTTTGATCCAGAAGGATGGATCATGTGGCATATTTTAGAGAATGAATATGGAGCTAAGGAATATGAAGCTGGTTATGGTAGCGATATGAAGAAGATCAAAACTCCAGAAGATCTTTTCTGGATTATAAACGTTCACAACAAATCAGAACTCGATAATTTAAAAAAGTCGCATGAAGACGCTCTTTGTAAAATTCGTGAACTTGAAATGCAAGTAGATAACCATCGTGTTAAAACATACTAAAGTTTCTTATTTACATTTCTAGTAAATTAGTGTATAATAACTATATGAAAAACATAAGTTTAGATAAGTCATCAATATTGCAAAGACTTCAAAACGGAGTCGCACTCGTCACTTTTACCAAAAAAGATGGCACAGTTCGCGGCATGAAGTGTACGCTCGCTGAATCGTTAACACCTCAGGTTGAAGTTAAAAGCTCGGCTCCTCGAGTTATCGCCGAAAATGATAATCTCGTTAAGGTCTATGACCTTGAAAAACAAGGATGGCGCAGCTTTAATGTTGACAGTGTAATTTCAATTTTTGACACAAATGAGTAATGCATTTAAAGCAGGTCGCGTTATTGCGCCAGACGCAAAGTGGACAGGTGACGAGCCAGAATGGAATGGTTGGGAAACTTGGCCAATTGAAAAGTTTTATAAGACACGGGCTCGTGCTTTAGGGTTTTATAACTACTACTTGGATGCCACATCGATGAAGCCACTCGTGCTTGATTGGATGAAGATCAACGGATATAACAAGGATGATGTCTCTGCAATCAAAGAGGCAAACCCAAACGTTTTACCAAGTACAGTTGGCAAACTAGTAAGGTGTTTGACGCGCGGAATGCCAAGTATACACCCACAAGCAACAGAATATTTCGCAACTCTACCATTTCACGATGAACCGCCAGTTCCAAAGAATGATGCGTCAGTTGTGCATCATGAGTTAAAACGAGCAATTACACTTTTACGAGCAAACTCGTCGTCAGATAATAATGACGACACAAAGGTTAAAGTTGCAACTCCAAGTCCACTTGATCGTATACGCGAGAGAGTGCATAAGGAGATTGTTGTGCAACTTGAGGATTGTACCGATCAATGGGCAACCACTCGTTCTGGAAATGCTTCTTTTAATATGTCTGCCGCTTTGCGAGACTCTAAGATTCCAGCACAAGGCTGTAAGACTATACTCGATTGGTTAGAAAAAAACTATGAAGAATATAATGGAGCTCTTCAACGTCTCGATGAACAACTTGTTGAAGGTTATTCACACTTACCAAAGCCAGAACTTCGTAAGATTGTAAAGTCGCTTGAAAGCATGATTGGTGATGTTCGTAACCATGCAAAAATTAAAAACTCTACTCGTAAACCTCGTAAGAAAAAGGTTAAGGACGCGAGCAAACAAGTTTCTAAGATGAAATATCAACAGCACTCCGCAGACTGGAGTCTAGACTCTGTTTCACCAACTCGTATTCCAACTTCGCAGCGACTCTATCTCTTTAATACAAAGACGCGAGGCTTGAGTGTCTATGTTGCATCTGGCGTGGCAGGATTTGAAGTAAAAGGCACATCATTAAAAGGTTATGATACCGAAGCTAGCTTTACTGCGACGTTGCGCAAACCTAAAGAAACCTTAAATGGAATCTTAAGTTCTACACCAAAACAACTAGAAAAACTACTCACATCTTTAACAGTTAAAAAGAAACCCGCAAACGGCCGCATAAATGAACAAACCATAATCTTAAAAGTAATTGAACACAAAATCTAATATGTCTGAAGAACTACCAGTGAAAATTCTAACAAAACAAGAGTTTGCTCTTGAAATTGAACGTCGTGTTCGTCATAAGTCTATGGGCTATCTTGAAGCTATTATTGATTATTGTGATGATCGTAATATTGATCCAGACGAAATATCAAAACTCGTAGTTGGCAGTTTAAAAGAAAAGCTTGAGGCAGAAGCGCAACGAAACAACTTGCTGCCTAAATCTGCGTCTCTATTTGCATGATGCTTCAAGACACGCGAGTTTCTGGCTTTGAAACATGGTCAATCTATATGGCCATAAAACTACATTTTGGTGAGGGCAACTATGACGCATTTAAGTTTAACTTTAAAGGGCCACGTCTAAAAGAAAGTACTTTTCAGGCGCGCCGTGATCGCTATTTCTTTGAAAAATTGGCTCGACGATATGTTAAGAAAAAAATAGTAATAGAATATTTTTTAGCAAACATACTTGTCGGTCAAGACTGGGTAGGTAATATGACAGATGAAGCCTATGTAGTTTGGACAGCTAAGATGCAGCGACTACAATATGCATTTAAAGAAGAGATGTCAACTTGTGCAAGTCGCGTAGAAAATTTTGACTCGTTGCTGCAACCGCGCGGAGGTCAGGTGCCGTTGTATGCCCTACACATGTCAGGTCAAGTTTCTTTAGAGACACTGTGCATACTTGATATGCTTTGCAATTATTCTCCGCGAGTAGTCAAAACAGTGTCAGATCCCATGGGACTAATTACATCTTTGACACATAAGATAAATAACTACAAGCCATTTATTCGCAATTTACCATTGCAACAAAAAGCTTTTCAAGAAACTGTAATAAAAATATTTACAAAGTCTTGAAATATGTTATAATAACCAAGTGGTTGTATAACATCACACAATAACAATACACTGCAATACAAATAAACATATGTCATTTGACAAACTAAAACAAAATCGGGCAGCAAGCATCAATAAACTTGTTGAAGCTGCAGAAAAATTGAGTACACCAAAAGCTTCATACGGCGATGATCGTATTTGGAGCCCAGTAGTTGATAAAGCTGGAAACGGTTATGCCGTGATTCGCTTTTTGCCAGCACTTGAAGGTGAAGATCTGCCATGGGTTCGCTTTTGGGATCATGGTTTTAAGGGACCAACTGGTCGTTGGTATATTGAAAATTCTCTTACCAGTATTGGTCAACCTGACCCGGTAAGCGAGATCAATAGCGTGCTCTGGAATAGCGGTAATGAAAAAGATAAAGAGATTGCTCGCGAGCGCAAGCGTCGTTTGCATTATGTCTCTAACATTCTTGTGCTTAGTGACCCTGCAAATCCAGACAATGAAGGTAAAGTTTTCTTGTACAAATATGGCAAGAAAATCTTTGACAAAATTATGGATATTATGCAACCACAGTTTCAAGATGAGACACCAATCAACCCGTTTGATTTTTGGGCAGGTGCAAACTTCAAGTTGAAGATTCGCAACTTTGAAGGCTATCGTAACTATGATAAGTCTGAATTTGAAGGAGCTTCTGAACTCTTCAGTGGAGATGAAGCCAAACTTGAGAAGACTTACAACTCGTTGTATTCATTGAAGGACTTTATTGATCCTGCAAATTATAAGTCATATGCAGACCTTAAGCGTAAACTTGTTGAGGTACTTGGAGCAGAGGCACTTGCTGGTTCTTCTACTGAACCAGAAAGTGTGAATGTCGCTGCTGCAGCAGTTGGAAAAACAGTTGAACAGACACCAAGTTATAAGAGTACTGAATCGACATTTGCTGCATCAAGCACAGATGACGATGACGATGAGTCGCTTAGCTACTTTGCAAAGCTTGCTCAAGGCGGCTAATATTTAAAGATTAGAAAAAACAGGGGGTAGAATAGTTCTACCCCCTGTTTGCATATATACTACTAATATGATCTTTCTAATAAAAGTATTTACATACTTAAATTGTACTGATTGTTTACGTCATCTAAAGACATTACGTGACTATTGTGAACGCACTCCTACAAGTTTACAAATAATTGATATTGACAAGGAAGAAAATATACCACTTATATTTGAACATAAAATAGATGGCATACCACACACAATATGCTATAATATACGTGGTGAAATTATGCATAGTTTTCCAGGAATAAAAACTCCTGAAGAGTTTGACGATATTGTATATTATCGAACTGCAGATTAATAACCCATCGCACTGCCAGTTAATATTGGCATCATTGGCGTGGCATTATTATTTACATTACTCGTACTAATATTATTAGTGTTTCCGCCATTATTGTTATTAACAACTATTGTTGGTGCTATATTTGCAAAGTTACCTGCAGTCGCTAGTGTATTACCAGTTGTTAATGGTGTTGCTTTGATGTTTGCTTTCCACTTAAAGTCTGAAGCAGCATACTCATCCCATGAACCATAACCGGCAGCCATCGCCTTTTCAGTTTTAGACAGTTCAGTAAAATTATTTGTAGATGTAGCCTTTAATATTTTCTCAGATGACGATAATGTAGCAGTTGCTAATTTTTCAGATGATGATGATGACTCTTTTTCTTTTGGAGAACTACTGTATGCATACTCGTAAATTTTTGGTGGTATTGCCTTGCGTACCCAATACTTCGGATTTGCCTTTGATAGATCTTCTTTCGGATCTGGCAATATTGCTCGTATACTTGATTTGTAAAGTTCATTTATTGCATTTCCCATGTCACCTGCTATATCTCCTATTGCGCCACCAGCAGAAGAGAATAAATTTTCAACATCAGCAAAAATAGTTCTAAATAAATTTGGAAATACTTCTGTAAAAAGATTTTTGATCACATCAAAAATAAACACACCAATTTTTTTAATGATACCTGGTCCTTCGGTAATCAAATATTCTATAATTTTATAACCAAGTTTACTAATAAATACTGGAAGATCAAACAATAAAAATTTAAAACCCTTTATAATAAGAGGAAATATTTCCATTATTCCAGTAAGAAGAAGATTTCCTAAAGGTTTGACAATATTTTCCCAACTGTTTGTAAAATATTTTCTCAATTCATCAGTTAATTTATTAGCATCTAATGAAAGAATAGCATCAAAAATAGTAAATAAACTTCTAAAATTATCTATAACTTGGTCAATGACTTGTTTTACAGTTGGTCCAAGGAGTGTTCCAAGTTTTTCAAGACCAAAAAGTTTTAAAATCCAACCTCCTATATCAGCAAGTACTTGTATCGTCGAAGCAAAAACACTATTAAAAAGACCAATTAATCCTTCTTTAATTGCGCCCATAACTCCATCTTCTTTATATCCTTTAATTGCACCCATAATAGCACCAATAAGTCCAGTAACCACAGTTATTGCAAGTCCAATTGGGCCAGCCAATTTAGTAAGTTTACCAAAAATAGAAAATATTTTTGGCATTTTACTTAGCATATTCAACAATCCAGCTGGAAGAATTTTTGTACCTAATGTAGCAAATATATTACCCAACCCCTTCAATAATCCACCCGCAAATGGTCCTCCCGCTGCAAATAAACCAGCTAATAAACCAGCTAATTTTCCAAATATTCCACCGGGGATTTCAATCTTAGAATTTTTAGCTGGTGCTGAACGTGTTTTATCTGGTTTTAAACCTCTAAGAGCATCAAGTAATTCGTCACGATTTTCACGTTCTTGAAGTTTATTGCCTTCAAGACGTTTTGCCAACACTACATTTGATCGTATTAAAACATCAAATTTATCCTTTAGGTCACCTGCAACATTAACTAACTTGTCTAAAAACGTAGGAACCTCTGTAGTGTTTTCACGAGCAGCATTCGATGCAAGTGTAAAGTCATAGTTATCGATTGTATCAAGAATAAGATCTTGAGACAAATTAGAACTTTGTAATTCTTTTACAACCTGGGCTAGTGACGATTCTGCGGTCATTTTTTACGTTTTTCTTCTTCTTCTCTTATGTGTTTTATTAGCATTGCAATATAAATTTCCCTCTCCCATGGTATCATCGTGTCTAATTCAGTTAAACTATATTTGTGATGTTGCATGAGTGCAAAGTTTGTTTGATAGTAATTAGTCAACGATTCATGCGAGAGGGCTATTCGAAAAAAGCTTGTGTGCCTACAAGTGTAATATCATTGTCAGTCTTACAACCAGTACAATTAAATTTTACACTATGTTGTAGTTTAGGAGAGTTTGATATATACTCTTCAATTTTATTAAGTTGAGCTCGGCTTAAGCTGTTAACAAATGTTAGCAACTCTTCGCGAGACGACTGTGCTGAGGGATACACTCCACTGTCATCAAAGATTGAATCAATTGAAGCAATAAGCATATTTGTTATTGTGTCCATATCAACTTCAGATGTGCTTATAATCGTTGACAT